AGATTTAGACTGATACCCCATCGAAATACTATTAGCACCACTAGCCCCATAACTTGCGGTGTTGTTATCTATAACCGTTGCAAAGCTGTCAGTACCAGATGCGTAGGAATTTCCAAGTGCGACTGCTGCTACACCAGTCGATTGCGCTGTCCAACCAATAGCTACTGCTTCATTAGCAGTTGCGTCTGTATTAGCCCCTAAAGCAGTTGAACCATATGCAGATGCTACTGATAAACGCCCAATTGCTGTGCCGTATTGACCCGCTGAAGTATTTCTCCCAATAGCAATTCCATCACTTCCACTAACAGTTGCAGAAGTGCTTATTGCTACTGCATTAGCATCACTAGCAGAAGAACCAGACACGGCTCCACTGCCAATAGCTACAGCATTAGCACCACTTGCAGTTGGATCAGTAGCACTTGAAGGGTTAGCAGCATAAAGATCAGGGTCACCACCACCAGAAGCAGCCGCCCAAGTCAAACCACCAGTATTACCTGATTGCGCAGTCAGCACATAGCCGTTGGTTGGACTGTTTGATATCTTTAGATTGGCCTCATCGACCACGTTGTCAGCTATGACCGTAGCGCCATCGCCTGTCGATGTAACTTCACCGCTGTGGTTTGGATGCGTATAAGTTGTATAACCTAAACTAGTCCATGCAGTAGAGCCATCACCAATTTTTAACTTGCCTGTATCAGTTTCATAACCTTGCTCACCCTGAGAAAGTGTGGGGTTACTGCTAGTCCAGTTAGAGGCAGTGTCTCTACGTATTTGTATTTTATTTGCCATTAGGCAGAACCCCCATCAATATCACCTAGAGTAGTGTCGTAGGTAGAAGCTGCTGCACCACCATCAATAAGTCTATCTATAATATCATCTGCAGTAGCGGTCACAAAAACCTTTGCGTTACCAGATAAGTTAATAGCATTATTGGAGTTAGAGCTTTCTGTAACCACCCTAGTTAATGTTGTGCCTGATGCAGTATATACACCAGTTCCTATCTCAAAAGCTGTAGAATCTTCAATCGTATATCTTATAGTAGTACCGTCAGTCACCCCTGCAGAAGCAAAACTTTGATAGCCAGACTCAGCACTGCCCAATGTTATTGTGCCAGTACCAGTAGTGCTAGTTCCCATTTTTGCTCTATTTACAAGAGTGACCATCAGTTAAATCCTATGTAAGTTGGATTACACCATTAGTAGCATTAAAGTCTACAGTGAAACTATCGCCATCGTTTAGTGTAAGAGATGAACCATAATCATAGTAACCAACAATAGGATCAGCAGGTGCTGTTACCGTATCATCATAAATATAAATATAACGGAACGGGCCAGTTGATCCACCCGTCGATGTCAGTGTGATGTCGGAAAGAACTAACTTATATGTGCCGCTTGCCTGTGCAGATGAAGTAGTTGTAATACTACGGGAAGATAAATTACTATAACTTACCTGTGTAATATTACTTAATGTACCATTACCATCTGTTGCAGGGTTAGGTGACTCAGATGCAGGTGCTGTATTAGACAGTGCAACTACAAACTGATCGGACTCTAGGTCCATATTATGAACTGCGTTCTTAACGAAGTCATTTACTTTATTAAACGATGCCATTTTGTTTACTCCTTATGCAATACGTATTATGGCGTTAGATGCGTCTGCTGTGGGAAACTGTATTGTAAAATCCCCATTGATAGATTTTTTAGTACTACCAAAAGCTATTACAGCGATAGCCCTATTAGATTTGGATGAGTTATATATGATACACCCATCAGCAGAAACAGTTACAGATGACCATGTTGTATTGTCATAATCGACTATGGCAGTAGAACCACTTAAAGTGATAGAGGGATTAGCAAGGGTATTACCTGTTGCTGTGTACCCTACTCCTACAGCTTCGTCGGAATTTCCTGTAACGTCTGAATAGTTAGTTGTACCTGCATTATATGTACCTGTTGGAGATACTTTAATTAATGCAACCTTTATTGTATCGGTGTCCAAATCATGTGTACCACCAAGCAGTTCTTGTTTAAATGTGTTACAAACCGCTGTTGTAATTCCCATGTTTAAACCTTTTATAGATAAGTGGGCCACAATTAAGCAGCCCACTTAAAGTTTTAAAGTTACGCCAAGTTATACTTAGCAGTAACTAGCGCCTCTGGACGCAAGATTTTGCGACCATATAGATGCATACCACGAACAATGTCAGCAAAGCTGTCAGGGTCACGATAAGTTTCAGTCTTGTTGATCTGCTCGGCAGTAGCAACGGCTGAACTGTGACCAGCAACAATAACACCATAGTTAGTGTTTTGGTTGGCTGTTCCAGTAGTAGCAGCACCAGTACCTACAGATGGCAAGTTATTTGAAACGTACACGTTAAAGCCGTGGAAGTTTTTAATAACCAATCCGTTTTGTAGACCAGAACCACCGAAGTCGGCGTTCAAGAAACGTGAATCTTCATCACGAAGAACTTCCATCATCACTGGGTCAATTACGATCCAACGACCTTGGGTGTCTACGTTTTGAGAATCCATCAAACGACTCATACGAGCTACAACCATTGCTGGTGAAGCGGTTGCGGTTGGCAGTGCAGTAGCACCGGGCAAACGAGCAGCAACTGGAATTGAGTGGTCGGCAGCACTTGCAGTAGTGATGTTACCAAAGTCACCCTTTTTCAGTTTATTGGCAGCAAGCAATTCGTCTGAACCTGCAGATGTGTTTGCTTTAGTGCCGTTAACTGTGTCGTTTACTACACCTGCATTTGCATGAAGTGCAGACTGTTTGTAACCTGACAAGTAGCCAAGAACATCTTGGTCATACTGATCAGCCAAACGATACGCAGCACGATCACTTGCAAGACTTTGGAAGTTTACGTGCGAATGAGCTTCTTCAATATCGTCAATCTTGAAAGCAAAATAGTTAGCTTTATCAATTGTCAATGAGAAGTCGTTATCACTAAGGTCTTGAGTTGCAATAGTTGTACCACGTAGGTACGCTGTTACTGAAATCTCAGGTTCTTTAATGATCTTAACTGAATCACCCATCTGGGCAATCTCTCCGAAATAATCAGAGTTAGTAATAGCTTCACATACTGCAGATTTGCGAAAAGCAAGTTGCACCTGTTTGCTATAAATGACGGGCGAGAAATTACCATTAGGTAAGTTTGAGTAGCCCGAAGCCTTTCCAAATGCCATTTTAATTCTCCTTTAGCATAAAGATACAGATGCAAACCTTCAATCGTTACACAGAGGCTAACTCTACTAGGGTGCACTATTATAAGCATTGGCCTATGCTTAATCAAGTGGGCCATGAGACATTAGGTTGTCCGAAAGCGTATTGTTGTTTGCGTAGGATAGTTAAGGTATAGTGTGGGTAACTATAATAGGGCCACACTATACGATTGTACACATAGTTATACCAGAATATTTCTATATGTCAATAGGTTTTATCGGGCAGAACCCGACATATCGTAAATAAATTTGCCTGTACGGATAGCTTCCATAATGACATCAGCAGATTCTTCGTATTGGTGAGGTGTCATACTGTTAACGTCACTCTCTTTAAACACACCAGCTTCACTACTTGTATCTGGCTGACTTCTACTATTACGACTATTTACTGATCGTGCCGCATCTTTTGCGTCACTAGTCTTTTTGGGTTTAATATTCATATCTGTTTTATACAGATCAATTGCCCTAGCAGCAGAACGAGAATCATGGTCATTTTCATATAGGGCATTTTGTACCCACTTAGGTTGCTCCTCTGCCCAAGTATGGAACTCATCACTGTCACGAATCTCACCAAAGTCAGGATGAATTTTCATCAATTCAACTTCAGCTTTCTCACGAGATGCAGTAGCTTTCATCTCATCAATTTCTTTTACACGATCCTCTAGTCCAGCAGATTGCTCACGTGCCTTTTTAATTGCAATAGTTTCTACAATAGCTGCTACATCTGGATACTGTATAGCCCAAGCCTCAATGTCTTCGTCAGACTTAGGTAGTTTAATTTCTTTTTGGGTTACTTCTTTAAGTTGCTTTTGAACCTCATTAAATTTTTCTTCCCACTCTTTTTCTTTTTCCTGCACGTGGCGTCGAAGATCACCATACCGTTTCTTAAAACTTTTTTCTTCCGCATTGGCTGGTTCAGCTTCTTGAGGTTCTTCCTCTTTAGCTTCACCCTTTTGCTCTGCGATAAGCTGTTCTAATTCTTCTTCTTCTTTTTTAATCTTTTCTTCGTTGCTGTACTTACGATTTGCAAATGCAACTTTCTTTTCAGGCTGTACTTCTGAAGCCATAGTATTAGTATCTGACATTATAGTTCCTTAAACTGGGGCCACCGTAGCCATGTTGGATGGGGGATGAGTAGCCAGCATATCTAGCATTTAGTATCGGGTTGCTAGTCCACCCTTCTTTTTGCCGAATTGTTTTTTAATCCAGCCACCAAGACCACCAGACTCATCTGTTTTCTTTGCAGATATTTTATCTTCTGGGTCTTTCCCTGTTTTTTCTATATCGTTTTGTCGCCTATTAGCAGTGGCAATAAAGTGTTGGGCTAATGCAGGATTACTTCTAGCCATATCTTTTTCCCATTCAGCGAGATTAGCATTAAAGTTTATTTCTGTATTGGGATTAGATTGATCTAACCTATTACTTTTTGAGCCTGTATCCCTTTTAGGTTTAGCTGCTTTTTCTTTAGGTGCTTTTTCTTCTGCTGTTTCTGTTGTATATTTTTTACCTTTATAGGTAAATGTTTTTTTATTTTCTTTTCTATTACGAGCAAATGCCTCACCAAAAGTTTCTTCTTTAGGGCGTAAACTACTCAACTTTTGTTCTACACTTGGTAGTTGCTCACGACCACGAGGATCAGCATAGTCGTTATAATCTACTTTAGCAGCACGTTTAGCTTCATTAGTAGGTACGTAACCTCTATCTGTAGTTACCTCACTAACAGGCTTAACAGTTGGTGCTGTTGCAGGTATACTAAGTGGGGGCCGACCAAATGAGTTTCTTCCTCTTACTGCTGGACCTGTTTGTAGTGCAGACGCATCTGTTTGAGGTTCAGGTACATTAGATGCATCTTCAGCATCTTCAGCACGTCTGCGATCAATATCACTCATTACTGTATTTGCATTTGCAATTGTGGCATCAATATCTTGATTTAGTACTCTGGTTTGAGCATCTTTATCTAATAGTCTTAATGCTTTATCTAGTAATGAAGTGTTTTCTTTCGAGCCTTCTGGAGCTGGTACAACTTTTTGTGGTGCAGTACCACGACCAAATGCAGCTAATGTATTTGCTGTATCTTGTCGTTCAAATGGATCAGCACCAGTAAATCTTCGTGATATACGTGGGTCAGCAGGTACAGGACCATAAGAAGGTGTGCCAGTGTCTGTATCCATATACTCAGGCACAGCAGAAAAACTAGGTGGTACAGGGGCTAGTTGCATATCCGTAGTTACTACATCTGTTTTTCTAGGCGGTGCATTTACTATAGATTCAACAGGTTGTGTTGTTGTAGGCTGTTGTCTATATTGACTAGCTGCATCTAAACTACCTACATATGCATCAGTAACAGGTGCAGGTTGTTGTGTTAGTTCTACCTGTGGTGTAGCCGACCCATCACCATAAAATGCCTTACGAATTTCTGGGTAATCCTTGCGATACTTTTCGTCTGCATCTGATACAAAATTAGGGTCATTACTTGCTACATCATAATCACCGCCTGTAAAACTGTCTCCCCCTTGGCTTGAAGCAAGTCTTTGTGTTAAATAATTACTTGCATCCATTGCTGCCTCAGTTGGTATAGTTGCTTTACCACCATCTAATTCAGATTGCTTTGGTCCAGATATTAATTGTGGAGATATTGCACTATCTATTTCAGGTTCTTCTGCAACAGGACGTGCTCGTGGTCTAAGTGAAACTTCTACAGCACCACTTTGTACGTTTGCATTAACAGACGCAATTACCTGCTCTTCAGGTACACCAAGTACATTAGCAATCCCATCAATAATAGGGTCAAGGAAGCCTAGCATACCAGACTTAGTTAACTCTTCTTTTGCGGCAGTAAGTGTAGTTTTATATTCTGCAGACAGGCCACCTCTAGCAAGGGCAGCATCAATAGCAGCTACAATATTTTTATCTTGATGTCTCATCATCAGATTACCAGCTAGACCTACTGGCCCCATTAACATCATAGCACCTTTTGTTATTAGTCTAGATGTTCCTGTAACACTACCTAGCTCATCAATTAATTTATCTGTAGACATAGAAGCCCAATTTTTAGCTTCTGGTGGCTTTGGCTTTAAAAAGTCTGGTACTTCATATGTATCTTTTTCTTGAGCTTGGGCTATTTCATTTACCTTAGATGCCACTTCATTTGTATTAGCAGAAGAGTCTTCCGCTGTATATAATGTGTAACCATCTGGAATTGGAAATACAGGTGATCCACCAATAAAGGGCATAAGAACACTTTTACCTTCTTCATTACGGTACTCTTTAAATGATATTTTACTTTCACCCATAATACCACTAAAATCTAAATTAATGGGTTCTGGTGCTTCTCTTTCTGGCAACAGCCTACGTGTAGTTTTAAACACAGGCTGTTGAGCATCTTGATCTGTTGGTTGCGCATACGTAGGTTGTTGCTCAGTACGTCTGGCTGTAGTTGATCGTCTTACAAATCCACCATCTGCCATCTCTAATTCTTCACCAGTATCACCAGCAACTACAATAAGATCAGCCATACTAAACGGCATATCGTCAGGCATAGTGGCTTCATCACCATTACCCATTTGACCCATGGCATCCATACGTTTCAAACCCATCTTAGCTTCTTGACGCATTTGCATTAGTTTATCTAGACCAATGTACCGTGTTACATCTTCAGGAAAAACAAACTCACCTTCACTGACCATAGCAGGTACATCGTCACGAACACCCTCCTTAGTCCCACCAATAGGAACTTCATTCCCAGATACTTCGTCTACTTCACCACCCTCATCTCTGAGGCCACCATCTTCAAAAATTTCCATTTGTTGTTCTAGCATTGGGGTTCCACCTTGGTTAAATTTTAAACTATCACTGCGTTTACGTGCAGCTTGTTCTGCCTCTTCTTTATTTTTATGTACACTAGTAGGCTCAATAAGACCTGCTTCTAACATAAGTATTAGTGTATCATCGTCGTATCTATGACCCTCGTGTATACTAGGAATATTTATCCACTGACCTTTGTATTTAAAAGTAGTAGATTTTTCAGACACCATTTCACCTTCAGGAGTTTCATATACATCCCTTCCTGCCTGTGTTTTTTTATTTGTTTTTGTGCCTACCGTATCAGCCATGTTTTAAAACCTCATCTCGTAGTAATTGTAATCTACGTAATTGATATATGGCACCCTGTGCTCTATACATAGCAATACTGTTATCAGATTGTTCCATAGCACGATGCTGCTGTGCTATTACTGTATCTAAATACTTACTGAACTGTTCCCATTGCTGGTGGTTGTTCACCAGACCCTTGAGACTGCTCAACTGCTCCTTGCTCATTTCCACTAAATCCTTGTTCCTGTGGTACTGGAACTTGTCCTGTACCTATAGTGCCCCCACCTGCACCCGTTGGGTCTGCTGGGTTTGCACCTGCTGGTGCTTGTCCTTCAGGGGGTTTCTGCTGTTGAAAGCCCTTCATAAGTTCAGCCTGAATAGCTGCCTCATCCATATTATTAGTTACTTTGTCAGGGTCAAGGTCAAGAGACTTTGCAATCTCTCTGATAATATACTGGAATTTTGCAAAAGGTGCAAGTGCTTGATTAGAAGATATTTGCATAAACTGCATCAAACGTTGGCTGCGTACTTCATTAGCCATAAGACTTTCTGTACCACGTGCCTTTACTTCTAAGTCTCCTTTGATGTTGGGATCAAAGTCAAACTGCATATTAAATCTAAATAATCCCTCACCAAGAGGGCGTAGTAAGTAATCATCTACATTCTTAATAACATTCTTAATGCCACCCTGCGCAGCACCCATAAGCATACTAATACCAGAAGCAGTACGGCCTACACCTGAAACACCTGTCTGTCCATGTGCAAAGGATGGGAAGCCTGTAGACTCATCTGCCAGTACTCGTGCCTTATCAAATAGCTGTAAGTTCTCTGAAGCAACGTTAGGAAACTTAGTGCCAAAGATGGCCTGTCCGGGTGCACCCCCCTGTCTCCGAAACACTTTGCCGGGGTACACTGATAAGTCTTGTCCCGGCACTAGGTTAGTTTCATCTACCTCAATTAAAAGATTACCAGATAATACAGCATTGTCAACAGCCATTCGCATAAACCCATTCATAAGAGTTTGGGTATCATCCATATTTTCTGCAATACCTACCCCAAAGAATGAGTATGGGTTAAGTTCATAGGGTGCAGCCATATACGGAATACGGGCAGGTTTGAATGGATTAAGCACCATACGCAGGAGTTTACCATTACAAATCCATATGTTTGCTTGCAACTCATCTACATCTTGCAGTTCACTTGGTATATCTACGCCTTGTTCCATGAGCATGTCGGTATCACACATACCCCAATACTCAAGAACTTCGTAACGTTCAACACCATGCTCTGGTGCATAGTCAGACAAATCATCTTCCCAAGATTCGTTACTATAGTTTTCGCCTAGCTGAACTGCTTCATCAATCACAGAAGGTCTAAAGTGTGGTCGCCTTTTTAATCCACGCAATTGTGTACGTGACATCTTATGGCGTTCAATAACAAACTGAGCTTCATCCATATTGTTTGCATCTGGGTCTGGGTAAAAGTTCCACACAGATACATGGGATACTTGAGGAATAGTTTTCATAGTGGGTGAATACTCACCGTCTTCTCCCCAGTTAGGGTATTCCTTATCTACAGCAAACGGACCTTTCATTACGCCAGTACCAAACAAAGCCATTTCAAAGGCAGTACTACGCAAATGTTTACTTGCGCTAGATTCCTCTAGCTGATCGTGTATTTTCTTTTGCATCATCTTAGATGCTACCATAGCTGGACTAAAGGTAATTGCAGTAGGGGTTTTACCTACACCCTCACGTACACCGTCAATATCTTTTAGTTTATCTTCTAGTGGACCAAGACTTTCGGATAGTGTTCTAGCGGTAGAACCTGCTGGTAAGTCTTTACCATCACCTTTAAACCCATACGGATTTACCGCCTCATCCATACCAGACCTTTTTAGTTGCTCTGGTTCTTTGGGGTCAAAGTTTACATCAGCCACTACGCCATCAGGAAGTTCCGTAGGATCAACCGTTAATGGAAATTTTTGTCCAGCAAACAACACATCTACAATCTGACCGTATGCAGCAAGTGTTTTAGTTTTAGTTACTTTAATAAATACTCTTGACTTCTCAGCTTCAGTAAACTGTACATCAGAACCATAAATACCCCTATAGTTACGGTAAGCACGTAGCCAACGTTCTTCATCTTGTTGGCGATAGTCATCAGCACGATTATACTTTTCCATAATAAATGGAATTATGTTAGAGGTATCCACATCGTCTACGCCTGAGTCATCACTATCAGCTAAGACAATTGCATCGTCCTCAATAAAACCTTCGTTTTCTTCTGCCATTTATTTTTCCTTAATAGCCAAATGTAGCATCTGCCACTCTCATACCGCTTGAGTTATTATTTTGTGTATCAAAATCAAATACACTAAATCTTGGTCTTGACATTATGCCATAGCGCAGTGCATCATACAAGTGGTCTTCTGATAATGTATCTATGTCTTCTGGATTCTTTTTGTCAATAGGTAATGCTGGTAGCTGAGATATTATATTAACACAGTTATCAAAAAAGACTAGACGTGGTTCTTCTGTAAACTCATCTACCTGTAATCGTCTGTGTATTTCGTTCTTGCCTGATACCCTTGAACCTTTTGATCTATCTGATGGCCTCCACCTACAGCCTCTCATAATCATTTGTTCAGCGAGACTAGGGCCAGTATCACCACGCTTATGCCAAAGAGAAGAGTCCAGAACTCCGTATTTAATGTTTCCATCTTCAGCCTCTAGGTCTAATACCATGTCTGCTAAATCTGTAGCAAGAACTTTACTTACGTATAACTCTCTATAAACTACTAATTGTTCATTGGGTGTTATGGCAAACCATACCACACCAGATTTACTTCCGTATCCATAGTCACATGCCCTAAACTTAATCCAGTTACTAGGGATGTGAAAGGGTTCAACTACGTGTATGTTTCTATCAAACTCTGTAAAGGCTGCGCCTTCTTTAATATCCCAATCACCTTCAAGTAGTTGCCTACGTTGTTGCTCTGGTAGTGATAGAAGCATTGCCTCATAGTCACCCTGTTCTGCTAAGTAAGGATTATCGGAAAGACGGGCAGGTATAAACCTACGTTTGAATAAAGGTTTACCAGCTTTTGCATGTCCAGCAGGATAACGTAATACTTCAGTTGTTTCAATGTCTGTTGCATCAAACGATGTACCGTGTGGGGCAGGATCAATAAACATCTTTTTAACCCAATGATGTCCTCTACCTCCGGGGTTAGTAGTAGCTCTCATATATACAGGAAGATCGTGTGCTGTCGATCTCAAGCGACTTCGCATATAATTCCACGAAAATGGGGTGGGCCACTGGGTAAGTTCGTCAAAGCCAATCCAACTAAATGCAAGACCTTGGTATCTTAGTGCATCATCTTCCCTATCTAGGTAGGACATCCACAGTCTAGCACCAGAGGGTGCAGTCCACTGCATCTTACGTTCTGACCACTTAATACCGGGCCATATCTTAGGATACATTTCTTGGGACTTAAATATAAGTTCCCTTAGTTCCTCTGTGGTATGCCGCAATAGCAAACCTGAAAAATCTGGATGCCCCATAAAACGTAGAGGGTCTGCCAACATTGCGTATGACTTACCACCACCTGCAGAACCACCATATAGTACTTCACGTTCACCAGCAGCTAGGAAGCTAGTCTGTGGCCCAGCATTTGGTTTGAAGATAACATTATGCTGCTCTTCTACTGGTGCTAACTCTTCAACTATTACAGCAGGTTTAGGCTGCGCTGCTTTCTTGGGTTTCGTTGCTTTGGGCTTTTGCACCGAGCCTTGTACGTTCAATTTCTTCCGCTTTGGCGATTGCCTTTTTCGCATAGTCTGCCCATCTGCGTAGGCTTCCAGCTTTGTTTTTTCTTCTTCGTTCATTGTCCAACCGTTTCTTTAATCCAACATGTGATATGTCTCTGCCCGTATTTCGTGTGAGCCAGTTAGCTACTTCACGATAAGAATACTGTTTCAAGTATTTCTTTGCTTGCATAAGCATATCAAGTTCGTGATCAATTGGCAAGAGTATTCCGTCATCATTTGGGTCTAATTCATATCCAAAGGGAACTGTTCTTGCAACACGTGGGATCGGAACCCATTCATTGTCTTCCTGTAGGTCTGTTGGTTGGGGTAGTTTCCACGTACCTAGTGGTTTAGTCATCTTCATCCTGTGATTGTTTTGGGGGCATAAGCATTACACCACCCTTTGCTTCTACTTGCATCTTCTCTGTTTTTACTAGGCCAGTACGATCTAGTAGTTCTTTGGCTGCTGCCATCTTGTCACGAATGCCTAGCTCAGTTGGGTCATGCAAAGCTCCAACCATTGCCATTGCAGCTTTAGGCACGTTACGTGCCAGATAACTGTGGGTAACACTAAGTATCTCCTCTTTTAAACTATTTGTAATCTCACGATTAGTAGTGTTGGGAGAGTAGCCAGCAAGTTTTTTAGCAGTGGTAATATCACCACCTGCCTCATCCATAAGGACATCTAAAAACTTTTGTTGACGTTCTGTTAATTCTCTAGCCATATTACATCATTTCAAAATGTGGGGCATCAATAAATGGTCTACGTCCTTGTGATCTACGTAAATCCACATAGGCATTCATAGCATCTTCTGCTGTACCCTGATACATACGAATGTCTCCCTCCGACCAAGCTGCACCCCACTTGATTGCTACACTGTTACGTCTAGCTGCTTCAGCCATTGCATCACAGATGTCATCATACACATTCAGTTCCCATGAGATGTCTGAGCCAAAGTATGCAACTAGGTCTACTGCTCTACCATCTAGGTGTTTACTTTTCATGGTCTGTGATCTACCAGATGCGTATAGCTTTTCCTGTTCAGCAAGGGTTCGTACACCATACGTAACTCCAAAGTCTACCTTAGTCAACTTAATAGCATCCATAACAACTGCCACTAGGTCTTTCTCTACACCTTCAAGTTTCTTAATGCTTCTTGCACTGAGTTTAAAAGTCATATTATTTCTTTCTGTTATCTTTATTATTTAATGTCATACCACCTTTGCGATAGTCAGCCTTCGTAATCATCTCCCTCTTCAAGACGCATTTCATATCCTCTTCCATTGTGCTTTTTAATGTAGCCAAGACGTTTTCAAGTTTGATCAACATATCAGTACGTACACAAACTATTTGAACTGGTCGGTGTACTCTACCTTCATCAGTTTCTTCAGTGGCGTCAAGAAGACTAAACAACTCTCTAACACTATCTTTCAAGCCAGTCAACTTCTTCTCACCAGATAAGGCTCTTTCAGCCCATTCTTCTTTAGAGGCGGCTTCGATCTTATAGCTCATTCCATAATCTCCAAAACTAAACATTGATTGTATTCAACTACGTATCCACAAGCACGAAGGAAGTTTTGAAACTCTTCGAGAACAGCATCCATAGACGCATGTTCTGCCATTTCTATTTCAATCTTTGTGCCGTCACTGTGTTGGTGTGTAAACTTCATGATATAATCCAATCCATCTTACTTCTTTCCAAAAAACTTGGTAGCTGATCGTACACCGAAGCTGGCGGCTACAATCACTCCAAGTGTATACTGATACCAATCGGGCATTATTTCTAACGCCACAAATCCGTTAGCTACAATCTCTCTACCAAAATCCCCTACGAAGACTAGGATCAATGGAATCGAAAACAAAATTGTTAGCCATTCGTCCTTCCAACTAGACTGAGAACCTTGTGCCATAATCTTTTCCCAGTCAGCTTCACTTGTAGCACGAGAGAGCATAATCTGTGCTTCAGCTTCAGCTTTGGCAACCTTTGCTTTAGTTTCTGCAGCCTTTGTTTCAACTTTACCGTTGAGCCACGTTCCTACTAAATTTGATATTGGTCCTATGAATGCCTGTATCATTTTGCTTTACCTCTTAGAAAGATAGTTTAGCACCAACAGTCACATCACCAAATTCAAAGTCTGCATCTGAAGATACTTTACCGTAAGCCGTAATACCCATATTAGAAATACTGTATTCAGCTTTAAGGTCTACACCGTTAAAGATTTGATCTTGGTCTAGTTCCATAAGATCAATAGTTGTGGCTATACTCATATCAAGACCATACATTGCCCAACCCAAAGATGGAGTAAAGTCTGCAGCCCATGTCTCTACACCAGTTGTATAGTTGACATCTGTTTCTGTTGTTAGGCTAAGTCCACCAATAAGATCGGCAGAGGTAGCTGTTGTTGCAGCTAATGTTAGTGCTGCTGCTAGTGTTAAAGTTTTCATTGTTTTTCCTTAGTTGCTTTTTGCTTCTTTGTTCATCCAGATGCCGAAGCAACCTGTTAATGCACCCATACATACAGATACAAGTCCAGCCTGTCCAGTAGTGGGGTCAGGCAAAGACATATACCAATGTACAGATTGATATGTAAGTAATGTAACCACAAACATCATCAGTCGTGGGAATATCTTATAATTATCAATGATTGTGTGTGCCATGTGCCTACCTTATGCTACTATAAAGTCTACCAGCTTACCTGCTGGATGTTTGTTCTGGTTATGGGGATGATATGCATAGATACTTTCATACCTATACTCATCTGCCTTTTTATCTACAGCCTTACGTGTAACTTCTACAATGTCACTCTTACCAGACTCAAACACAATATTTACATGCGTATCGAAAGGCATAGCAGGTAAAGGGAAATGAGAGATGAGTGTCAAAGTTCATATGGTCCTTTTTGTAATCTTCTTAGGTTAAGCCACATACTACTTACCTGCCTTAGTGCTTCATCCTTTTGCTCTTGCGGTAACTGCATACTCACAAGAGCTAGAAGACTTAGTAACCTTATTAAATATAGTCCATTGACAATTTTTAGTAAGGGGTGTGACACAGGAACTATTCACAGTATATTTTATTTTGTATCTCTGCTCGTGACACACCGATGTCACGTAGTTCCCTATCTGACATATTCTGCAGTTGCCAGTAATGTACTCGACGTTGTTGACCTTCTTGTATTGCTTTTAGTATTTGTTTAAACATTTCTATCTCCTTTATGTTTAGGTAAGTATTTCTTACCTTTATGGAGATAGTTATAACACAGTTAGTTATACCATACTACAGATAATAATGCAACCCCGTTATGCACTATCTGTTAGGATTGTAGAACTGTCTAGCGGATAAAGACACATCAAAATCCCCAGCATCTTTAGAGCAGACTATTTTATCACCTGCGTGTAAATGAAATCTATCTGCATTAAGTACGTGATATGTATCGTGTCCTGCTATAGCGTGTTGATTAGTTAAATACTTATACGTAGTATCATCAGCATGGTAAAACTGTATGGTAATCTTTTGGCTAGAGCTAGACCCATTAGTAACGCCTAAATAGTCTATTGTTGCATCATGGTTATTAGGGCATGTATATAAAACATTACCGCTAGCACCACCTGTAGTAGCACTAACGGTAATAGATTTACTGTCTGTAGTATACTCTAAAGAAGATACCAAAAGTTATTTCCTGCTCATTCTGTTTGGTTTCGTAGATGCACCACAGTTTACATAGCCACCTTTAGCAAATGGCGACCTTGGTGTAAAGCCTTTAAACTTTTTATCAGATTGTTTTTGTGTCAGTGTTCGTGAAACTTTAGTTGCTTCTCCAGCCTGCTTGTTACGTATCTTAGTTTCTTTCTTTTTTAATTCTGCTAAAAAGAATTTACGAAGATCAGCATCTTCCATATTCTGTATTTTTGTACGGGCAACACTTACATCTGAAAGTGTCTTGGCTTCATCAATAGCTGTTTTGCTAGTTGCAGTCCTAGTAGCAATAGAACCTTTTTTCTCTGCTATCATTTCTTGCTGTTTATTTGAACCAGCTTTAGCACGTGCTGCTGCTACACCTTGGGGTGGGGCTTTCTTACTAGTCTCACCTGCCTTTTTAATCTGTGCAAGTTTTGCATCTAGCGCAGCATTAATCTTATCAATAGCAGCTTGTTCTTTTGCCCCTGTCATTTTAGGGTTTTTACGAACAAGGCTACGAGCCTCACTAGCTTTTGACTTTACATCAGTTCTTGTTACTGCTTTTTTAATAGCACTCAGTAGTCCACTTAACATTGGTATATCTCCTACATTACCATTTAACTTTGTCAGCCCAGTAAGCCGCACTTAACTTACCACGCTTAATGTTTTTCGCATGTCGTGCTTTAAAAGATGCACGTTTCTTTTTCATTTTATCTGATTCACCCGACTTAGGTTTACCTGCAGTACTTGCGCCTTGCTCACCAAACCTGATAGTCTTAATTGTATTACCCTCTTTAGCCACAACTACGTGAGACTTCTTAGGGTGATTAGGTGTACGTTTAGGTTTGTTGAAACCAGATACACCTGCCCGTTCTAATCTAGGGTCTTTAGCCATCAGTCCAACCTTCTGCCTTCATAGCCCACTCTACGTGTTCCAAAGTAAAGGAACGACCATAGTGAGCCTCTACAGCTTTCCTTACGTAGAATACATCACTATGGGGAATGTGCAAGTCCTCAAGATTACCGTTAATTACGTGTCGGTAAAATTCATTAAGAACATTATCTGTACATAGTTTTACTGATTTTTTAGTCATTGTCAATACTTAATTTAATTTATGCACGAATATCTATAGCCTATCGGCAATATTCAATTACAGATTACTATATGTAAGTGTATCACTGTACGTGTGTACTTACTATATATTTATAGTTAATATATTTAAGGATTATTTAAGTATGTACTTAAATGTATACTGTACGTGTATCACTTTAAGTGACCCTACCCAACTAACTATACATAGTTTTACACATTATTTACCCCATGTCAATAGTAAATCGTACAGTGATGTCATTTTATTTGTTTGTGTTGCATTGTTGCATATATGTCACATAGATTTGTGATCACATAATGTGTGTAAACCAGTATATATGTAAAGTGGTTAACAGTATATTTTACTGATCTGTGTAGATATACATGTATATATAACGTATACCCCCCGTATGCCCCCTGCCCACTCCCCCTCACTGCGCAATTGCGTGCATTATGCAACGTCATGACCCGTGGTGAAAGCACAATCAATACCACATTCCACCATCACATCAAAGATGTGTTAGTTATCAACAGCTTATTTGTCTACGACAACTGTTACACAATCAGTTGCCACCATAAATGGTGAAAAAACAGGGCACATTTTCACACCAAGGGTGTGTTGCAGTGCCGATGTACAAAATACCACCACCTACCATCTCTGATGGTCAGATGCATGATCACACCGCATGATCACACCGCATGATCCCACAAGCCATGTAGCTCTGCCAATGAAACAGCATCGTCCAACGTTGGACAATACACAGTTATACTGTGACATAATTGCAACACTAACCATTCCCCAACCCAAATCAGCCTCACGAGTTTCACGCACGAACTTCGTAATTACAAGTAATTACTGCAGTCACACGGGAAACGACAGGCGCAGAGGATCACGATGCACAAGCACATTAACAGCAAAGCTGTAGCAACTTTTCTCTGGACAAAACTTATACTATATTCTATTAGTTTTTAATGATAAAGTATATCTCACTTCTTGTGAGAGATATACATTTCTCATATAAAAACAGAATATAGATAAAGGAAGCTCAAAATGGCAAACTCAAAATCAACAGCAAAAACTGTCACAGTTGAAGGTACTTCAATGGATGCTTTGGTAAAAGAGGGCAAAGCCCTTGGATCAATTTGGCGTCAAGTGAACAGCCTAAAGCAAACCATCAAAGAGAATGGTTTTGATACTCGGCTTGGCAACTTGCTAAAGCAATTGAAATCCAACTGCGGTAGCTCTAAAATACCGACACATGTTCTCCGAACACATGGTATTGCTGCGATTGACAAACGTCGCCGTTCCGAAGCTCTATGGTTCATTGAAAATGAAACAGAGTGCCGTGAGTTTATTGCTAAAGCAAAATACAAAGGTTCATCCCTCACAGCTTTACAAGCTGCAATGCGTAAAGCTACCAAAGGTAGTGAGGAAACAACCACCGAAGGTGAAACACAAACTGAAACCACCGAAGGTGAAACGTCCAATGTTGGACAATCTCAACCGCCACAACAAAAGATCACACGCAAGGTTATGGTTAATACCATATTGGCTCAAACAGAGTTAAACGATCTTGATCTTGAAGATATCATAACCGATCTTTTAGTTCACCTTGAAGAAGAAGCTGCGGATCGTGCAATGGCAAATGCGGCGGCAGCATAATGGCTCGCACTAAAGATCACACAAGTGTGCGGTACTTGCTGCCGCACACAAAGGCAAGTGTAGAGCAGCACGTGCTTGATGTTGCTGAAAAGCAATTTGCACATGCCCTTGTGCAGGAGATGGAACGTCCAATGTTGGACAATTTAATTGCAAAAACTAGGTCGCCTGAAGACATGTACAAGATCGCACCTACATTAATCCACGATAGTGGATGGAAGGACGTTAAATAATGGCTGATCGTATCATTAACCTAATCGTTGCCATAGCTATGCTATGTGCCACAGCTTTGGTTACTATCATATGTGTGGCAGTGTTTGGCTCAATGGCTGATCCCGTTGCCCTTATGGTTATAGTGCCATACGTAATGATGGTTGCCCTGTTGGTTTTCTATGGCACTTGACTATATAGTATTACATAGTTATATAAACACTTGATACTTTAGTGAAAGTGTTATATAACATATGTATAATACTAAACCGAAACTGAAAACGTCCAATGTTGGACAATATAAACGGAGTTTAAATATGGACAATCGCCTCACAGAATATGCCATTGCTTATCAAGCATATAGTGATGCTCATAAAGAGTATCATGGTGTTAGACCATATAGTAATGGTCATAGCATTGACGTAGACAACATTGCTGAACTCGAAAAGCAAACCCAACGTTACTACGATTGGGTAGCAGAGGACTTGGCACAAGAACGTGCCGATGAAGATGCGTCCATCAATGCTTGCATGGCAGCAGGTGCGCCTGACATTGACACTGCAATGCGGTGGCTTGAACAGGACAAAATCCATGCCGAATGGGTTTGACCTTTATGTATAGTATAAGTTATATATACTTGATACTTTAGTGAAAGTATATATAACGTATACGTATACTAACTACCAAATCGAAACGTCCAATGTTGGACAATCTTACGGAGTAAAACAATGTCTTACAATGTTCACATCACAATGAAATCAAACAACCGCAAGGTTGGTAAGATACCTGTGACCACTACAAGTGCTGACACTTGCCCTAGTACTTGCCCATTCAACAATGCAAACGAAGGGGGATGCTATGCAAACGGTGGCCCACTAGCCATGCATTGGGCAAAGGTTACACGTGGTGAACGTGGTGGTGGTTGGCAAGAGTTGATCCACACCGTTGACAACATGAAAGATGATACACTGTGGCGGCACAATCAGGCAGGTGATTTGGCAGGTGATGGCAATGAGCTTGATGCTGATGCCAATGATGAACTTGCTGATGCTAACACTGGCAAACGTGGGTTCACCTATACACACTATCCCGTATTGACTAGCAAGCATAATGCTAGTGTTGTCAAACGTATGAACGATAAGGGATTTGTGGTCAATCTGTCTGGCAATACATTGGCACATGCTGATGCATTGTATGACATGGACATTGCACCTGTGACAACGGTGCTTCCTGCTGACCAGTTGACTAATACCACTACCCCGAAGGGACGTAAGGTAGTAGTATGCCCTGCCGTAATCAAAGATGATGTGTCTTGTGAGACATGCAAGTTATGTGCTAGAAACCGTAATGCAATCATTGGTTTCCCTGCACATGGATCAAGCAAACGTAAAGCAGATAAGGTAGCAAACGGATGAAACAGAAAACTGTAACATATCGCAACCCTGTGGCGAAGGCAATGTTACAGGAACGTAAATCGCCACAGGCGATATTGCCAAAGAAAGGTAGTAAAGCCAAACGCAATCGTGGGAAGGACAAACGTAATGCAATACGAGATGCGCAACTTCATTAAGATGACTAAAAAGAAAACGTCCAATGTTGGACAAAAACCTAAACGTGACGATTGGAAACGTGAACGTAAGATCGCACGTCAAAGTAAACTTAACCTTCGCCGTGCCAGTGGCACTTGTAAATCAGTAGCATAGGAGCTAACACAATGACAAATTCAAACACATATGCACCAGTAGTAAAAACATCTAACCCTACACTGTATGAGAACCATACTTTCCACATGCAGAAAGCACGTAAGTACACATACAACTACGTTGCTATTGATGAGGTACTGGTAGATTTGTATGACACCATGACCATTAAGGAAATCGCAGTGGCACTCAATGAGTACCCGAACCGTATCGCCTATCGTGTCAACGTGTTGAAAACCCTTGGCCTGATTAAGAACAAGTACAACATGGAACGTGCGGAGTTAATGCGTACTCGTAAGGTACTGGTCACATGGCTAGATAATGTTGACAACCAAATTGCAGCACAAGGATAATAAACCATGAGAGTTGAAGTCTACTTCAATCTACACAAACACACATTCTCTGTCCGTTCATGTAAGACGGGCAGGGTGGTACTGCACACTGACAAAGTACACCTTGCAAACCCTGAGTTTGTGGTGCGTAAGGCAGGGCGTAACCGTGTACTGCGTGAGGGCAAGAAGAATGTCCATGCGTTTGTACGTGGTGAGATGGTCGGAACATACTTTGATGACTTTGATCCAGAGTACAATGACTATAGTCTTGTAATGTACAATCCATACAAACATGCATCGTTTGTGGATGTACAAGATGTGATGCCAGTACACACTGCCAAACGTGCAGTGCTATCACTTGAACCTCGTATGTCCCAAGGTAATCGTACTATGAGGCCATACGTATATGCAGAAGGAGCTAGATACTAATGACATACGATAAATTGCTTAGAGAAATGTCGGGTTCTTTTCTGACCACACCTTTACCCGAATACTGGAATGGTCTATCTGACAACACACTAGAGCAGTGGGTAAAGGAAAACACCTATGAACCCTACGAGAATTGGGATTTTAAGGAGTTGATTTATCAAATAGAAAATGTTACAGACGTAGCATGGAAACACTTGAAGGAGACAAACCAATGACACCAGAAGAAATCGCAGAGAGCCAAGCTACATGGCAAGAGCAACGTGATGCAGCCAATGCTGAAAAGAATGCTTGTGCTGATCAACTAACCCAAGAGCAACGTGATGCTATTGAGCTTGCATACAAAACCATTCGTGATGCAGAGAATAGTATGCGTGAAATGTTTGACTTGACAATGGATGATGCACGTGCATTGGACACTTCAGAGTGGAAGTTACGTTCAGCATTCCCTGCTATGGCCGAGACTGTGACAGGCAATTGACAGTTAATGCCTATGAAATAGTCCTAGACATTGGTGGACAGGAGAGTACCATCACACTTGATGATACTTTCCCTGCCATTGATGGATGGGCTAGTGCTTGCAGCATGGCAGTGCTGATGGCGAAGCACATTCATCCAGAGAAAGAAGTAGAACTTGTATCTGTCGCAGAGTATGAGGCAGATGAATACAACGACTACGGCTATATACATGAAGCACCAATGGCGGTGCAGTAAAGGAGTACACAATGCCAGATGCA